ATGCTCAACACTATTAAAGTAAGTGCGGTATTTGACCGCAAACATGTGGCTACCAAGCCCACAGCAAAGAACCCGACAAGGGGTCTCATCCAGTTATCCGTGACCATCAACGGTGAGCGGAAGTTCCTATCTACAGGCGTTAAGGTTTATCTGGGTCAGTTCACTGCCGAACAGGTTGTGTCACGTCCCGACGCCTCGCAGCTTAACATCATACTCCAACATCATCAGCGGGCCATCATCGATATCGTCAACAGGTGTAATGATGACGGTGAGTGTTTTTCGTGGTCTATGCTCGACACTCTCAAGATACGGCAGTCAGGTGGCGGGACCGGGTTTATTGACTTCATGCGCGCAGAGATGGATAGCCGCCGGCTGGCAGCCAGCACACTGATACATCACCGCACCGTGCTACAGTTCCTGATGGAGCAGCATATCACAGATTTCTGTCAGCTCACAGTCAGCACCATCAATGCACTCGACAAGATACTGCATACCCGTACCGTCAATAAGCGGCCGATGATGCAGACTTCCATCTATAACTATCATAAGATCATCAAGGCCTACATCGGCAGAGCGGTCCGGGCGGGGCTCATGAAAGCCAACCCTTACACATGTATCAAGACCGATAAAGGGGAGTCAAGACCCAGGGAGGTCCTAACGATGGATGAGATACACCGCATAGAACGGTTTGAGTCACGCAGCCTCTATACGCAGCATGTCCGTGACCTGTTTTTGCTCCAGATCTGGACAGGCCTGTGCTTCACAGATCTGATGGCCGCCGACTTTCAGAACATTACAGATGATACGTTGAGCGGCCGCCGCGTCAAGACCGGAGGTTACTACACGACGGTGATATTGCCACAGACAAAGCGTATCCTGGAGCGGTATAACTACACCATCCCGCACCTGCCCTATGACAACTATAGGCGGGTGCTGGTCGAACTGCTCGACCTGCTTGGGATACATAAACGCATAAGTACCCATAACGGAAGGCACACCTTTGCCACTACGGTCGCGCTGGGCAACGGAGTACCGGTAGAGATCCTACAGAAGATGATGGGGCATAAGAACATCCAAACCACAATGATATACGCAAAGGTGCAGCGTCCGATGATACAGAAACAGGCTGAGCGGCTGAGCGGCCTTGCGCAGTGATTCGTTGTGCAGAAATGCACAACAAACAGCAATGGCCATCCTCACGGACAGCCATTGCTTTCTTTTAAATTTATATTATTATGAAAACAATTAGAAACCTGGTCTCCCAGACCCTATCTTGATTATTTGTCTATGATAATGTGCTCAACCTTGGTGATGGTGGTGTGCGGATTCCTTGACACGGCCACCATTTCTCGGTCCTTGACCTTTTTTGTTTTCCAAAAAAGGATCTTCTTGTACTTCACCGTCTCGGTCAGCAGCAGCTCATCACGGCTGGCCATGGTACCATGGAAATCATCAGCGGTCAGGATACCGTCGAAGGTGTACCACTCATCACCGCAGTGCACTTTCTTGGCAGGTATCGGTATAGAGTCTATGATGACGACTGTATCTCTGGGGATATCGCGCAGCGTAATGATGGTGGATGCCTGTGCCTTATTGATACGGTCCAGATCGCGGTTTTTGCCGGTGAGTTCCTTTATCAGAGCGGCGTCATCGGCGCGGTATTTCTCAAGTTCCTTGACCGACAGCTCCAGAACGCCCACCCTCGCTGCACTCAGAGAATCCCTTACACGAAAGGTCTCGGAGCGCTCCATCAGAGTCTCGGCGTTGACCTTATACCTGTCGCGATCCAGCTTCAGACTATCTATCTGGCGGTCCTGTATGTAGATGGTTATCAGCATCAGCAGGTAACCCGCGATTATCAGTAGTGTCTTTTTACTCATGGTCCTTGATAGTTATGAAGATCTGACGGCCAGTCTCGGCGGCAGGGCGAAGATATCCCTTAAAGAGGGTCAGGTAACAGGCACTGCTATCCAACACCTTACCCTTCTCTCTGTTGTTGCCCGGTAGCAGACAGCCATCCGTATCCTCCACGCTGTTACCTGGATGGATGAGAATCCTGCTGCGGCCGGGCACATTCTTGAGCCATGGCACGATACCTTTGAATATCGCCGCCCAGAAGCGGGTGGCGAACTTGGGGGATACGGTATTCATATCTATTTCATAACGACCGGCCGGTATGGCGGTCTTGCCGTGATGTGTACCCTTAACGGGCAGCTCCAGCACTTCACATATCCGCTTGCCCTCACATGTCAGTATACCTATGGTGTACTTGTCCTTGGGATAGCGGCGGTCAAGTATCAACTCAAGCGTTTTCATTGTTCTTTATCTCTTTTTCGATTTCGTTTCGGAACTGCTGCAGCTTGACGTCGAACACCACCTTAACGCCGAGCAGAGCACCTGCTAATATTAGAAATTCACTCACCAGTGTGATGGCCGAGTTGGTAATCTCACCACGTGGCTCGATGACGAACAGGCATACACATGCTATTATCGTCCCGACCATGAACGAACAGGCGGCCATGACGGCCTGTACTCTTGTGGTTGACGGTTCTTTCTGCATCGATTATCCTCTTTTGTTCTTTTTACTTTTAACCAGCCATCTGTCCGACAAGTGATACCGGCGGGCCAGTACCTCAAGGTGATGATATCCGTCCCTGGCGTTTATACACAGACGCTCGCTGACGAACCGCACATATTTCAGCCACTTCTCAGGGATAGCCTCAATGAGCCTCATAATGTTGTTATACTCGTTACGGCCCTTGAGCAGGCCCAGGTAGCTGTTCATGCTCGCAATGAAACTGTCTATCTTATCCTGACGGCAGCAGCTGCTGAAGGTGGACAGCATGTGACGGGCGCGGCGCAGAGTGCGGTCATCCACGTAGATACGGTCTATCTTGATGTGCACACCCAGGAATGTGATACCCTTACTCCAGTGCTGACAGTAGAACTTGTGCGGATGCATCACGCAGCCTACCAGCGCCAGTCGGCGGCGGAATTCCGGCAGCATGGACAGCACCACCTCCTTGTTGTCAGTACATATCACAATGTCATCAACGAAACGGACATAATGAAGCCCACACTCATCAACAGCCCAGTGGTCCAGAACGTTCAGATAGTAGTTCATGGTGTTCTGCCAGATGAGATGGCCGATAGCACCTCCGATGCCGGGAGGTTTCTCAAACAGACTCTTGCCCTTGGGAATGTCCACCCACTGCCATATAGGTGTGCGGCGGGTGCAGTGCCATGTGGGATAGGAGAATATCGATACCTGAAGGATGTAGTGCATCTCGTCGAGGTCGGCACCGTGATAGCGGCGGAGCATCAGTTCTTCCAGGAGACTGAACGCATAGTCCTGTCTGGCGTTGGGGAAATAACCCTGAAGGTCCAGCTGTATGTAATACGCGTCACGGGTATAGCCGTGGCTCACGTCATACATGTCCTCTATGACTTTGTTGACGGCGGCATACTGGCCGTAACCCTCGCGGTTGTTATAGGTGCGGGTGGTCAGTTCCATCTCTATGAGCGGCCGCATGCGGATATCCAGATAGTGATGGAGCAGACGCAGGGCGAAGCAGCAGGCAAAGACCTCGCGGGGTTTGGGATAGCGGCGTATGAAGGTATAGGCGGTCGGCCTGAAGGTGTGATTGTCGATATCTCTCTTGATCTGACACAGGTTACGCTCCCAGTGCAACTCAAACTCAACAGAGTCGGCAGAGTTGCGCTTGTTTTTCCGGGTGCGCAGCATGGCAGTGTACAAATCTTCCAGTGTAATCATAGGGATGGTACGTTACGGAATGATTCACGCAGGGCCACACACGGTTAGTGTTGTAGAAGTTGTTGTTGTTCAGGTACGCGTTGCCACCGTTAGCGTTCCAGGCGTTGTTGGTGTTGTACCGACCTGAACACCACATGTTGGCGGACCATTGGGCACATTATCTTGGTTGTAGCCGTAAATGACGGCATGTGCTCCTTCATTCTTTAGGTGCTGCCGGCTGGGACTCAGCCGGTCGTGTCCCCACCTTCAGGCTCAACCGCCACTTGTTGATACCTTCATCTATCCTGGCAAGCAGTTCAATGATACGCAGCAGGAGCTGACGGCCGTTGACAGACTCCTTTTCCTTGTCGTTCATGACGATGGCCGTGGTGCTGGACGGACGGATGATCTCCAGCTCGAACATCTCCTCTATGTCGGCACGCAGCACGGCAAACGACTTGATGAACATGTGGATATAATACTCCCTCTGTTCCGGAATGTCATACGCCAGCTGGAAGTAACCGATAATATCACCACAGGCGATGAGTGCCGGAGTACTGTATATTATGCGGTCAGCCTTAGTCATACAGAACTGCGCAGCATGCAAGCACCTGCGCAGTTTCTTGGCATCGACATAGACTCCTGCCTTATCCTGTTTCATATTCAATCAACCAGCGGCACGGAGGCCGCTGGTATTAAGTTCAAGATTCAAGGTTTCTTTCAAGAAGCACGCAGGGCCACACACGGTAAGTGCCGTAGAAGATGTAGCCGTTCAGGAACGCGACGCCACCGTGAGCGAGCCAGGCGTTGACGGTGTAGTACCGACCTGAACACCACATGAGGGCGGAGTTGGACTCTATGGTGCCACCCATGGCGTTCAAGGTGCGGGTGATGACATCTGCTGTAGCAGCTGACACTCCGATACCTCCCATGGTGATGACAGCCTTGATCTCAGACATAGTGCGGAGCGACGGCACGAACCAGCGACCCTGTTCCAGACCCTTGACCGGATAGCCGATGCTGGCGGCATAGTCAAAGGCGGGATACAGAGGCTTGATGACACCGGCCGGTGTCTTGTATGTGTCGTATGCGTGAGCATAGGTATTCTTCCAACCGTCAGAGAGGGCATTACGCAGGGCGCCGCGTGAGGCGGGGATGCGCGGCATCATAGACTTCAGGAAGTTCACCCAACCATCAAAGCCCTCGCCGTACTTGGCGCGCAGCCATGCGCAGTGATCAGCACCGGCCACTGCAGACTCACCCAGGTATGCCGGCAGACATACCGGATAGGTCGGGTTGGATACCACATCGGTGGTCGGGTTGGCCCACGACTCGGTACGGTCGCTGCTCAGAGCGGCGATGGCCCTTGACAGTGAGTATACGGCACCCTCGCTGCCGACACCATTCTCCTTGTAAGCGTTGGAGTCGGCGGTGATCTTCGTGCCGATATCCCTTGTCAGGGTGAGGCCGCTGAAGGTAGGCTCCTTCCAGGTGGTGTATGTGTCATGCTGGATGTATACCTTGTCACCGTCAGCATAGCAGCTGAAGGAATGGCCACCGAAAGACTGAGCACCGATGGCCGACTGCACTGCGCTGGCAAAGCCCTCAATGGTTGTGGCCTGCCAGGTGACCTCTACACTGTCTGCTCCGACAGCGAAGGTAGCGGTGTGCGATGCACCGTCCGTCATGGCAGAGCCGGTCACCACCCAGCGGAACACGTCAGCCCACTTCTTATCGGCGCCGAACACGTGACCGATAAGGATACGGCCTGATGCCTCGGGCAGGACGACACCCACACGTGTGAAGATGTTGGGCATCTGAGACTGGCGTATGGTGTCATGCTTAAAGTAGTGCAGCTTGCCGTCCGGATCATGATAGACAGCATCGCCTACCTCGGGGTCAAGCACTTCTACGTTCACTCCGTCATACTGTACGTCAGGACCTATCTTACTGACTACGCTGCCATCGGCAGGACGGGACTCACTGGCGTAGTCCTGGCGGTCAGCATACATATTCAAATACTTTTTCATTGCGAACTATGATTTAAGGTTAAACACTCGGGGTGATGAGCTTCCAGTCTGCTGCCGACGTGGTGCCGGTAGACATGTACTGTGCCTGGTTGGTCTCGTCAAAATAGAACTGAGGCAACATATCCGGAGCACTCTCGGGAGCGCCGTCACCGCTAAGGAACACGCGCTTGCCCTTGACCATATCCGGAGAGAGGAACATCATCAGTGCACCCACGATCTGGGAGAGGCTGTCTATGCGGCCGTTGAGCTGGCACAGGGCATGTGCCGCAATACGCTCGTCCTGCTCGACAAGCAGAGGCAGGTATCGCACCGTGTCCTTATATCCCATGGAGTACTGCGTGGTGATGTAACCGGCGGGGTTGTCACCGCCCACGACGACCTCAAGAGACATGTCATCGGCATACTTGTCAAGGGTGCTGATGCTGTGAGTGCCGGTGACGGGTGTGGCCAGCTCATAATCCACATACTTGCCGGCGATGAGCTCGCGGAAACCGGTGAGCGTAGCGATGTCGGCGGTGCGGTATGAGAGCGTGTTACCTTCGAACTCCATGCCCTCCTGCTCGATACGTGTCAGGCCATCTGCGGCAGCTGCCGACAGTGTGGCTGAGTATACGTATACAGTCTGGGTCTCGCCCTGGTTCTCGGTGGTCTCGGTATCCTTACGCCATGTGAGTGAGGTCAGCAGAGCGTGACCTATCATTCTGCCATAGCTGCCACCGGCAGCCTCGCCGCTGATGATGATATAATCGCTGACGGAACGGTCAGTGCCGGACAGTCCGCGAAGGATGAGAGATCCGGCGTTAGTGTCAAAGGCTGTGGTGAGCGGTGACACATACAGGTCGATAGTGTATCCGGCGTTGTAAGCCACAAAACGGTCATAATCCTTGGACCATGCCATATGAGCGCATACATCGGCAGGGGTGATACCGCTGACGATCAGGAAGCCCGGCTCATTGGGGGCATAGAAATACTCGCTGTGACCGGCGAACTGATACGGATTGAGTATCACGCCGTCGTTAGCTGTGGACGGAGCGGTATAACCGGCAACAAAGCGCACTGTCGGGTGCAGGTTGTTGCCCTGACGATCCGTGAACAGTATGCCGTTATTCTCCTCTGCGGTGCCATAGTGACCCTGTGTACACTTGGGTACCTGGAAGTAGCAGACGCCACCTACCGTCTGTGACGGGTTGAGCAGGTTGAACCCGAGCCACTTGTATCCCTTGATACGGAACGGGCCGGCTGCGTTGATGCCGCCACGGATAGACAGCAGCTTGGCCGGTGCCGATGAGTCGATGCTGTTGTCACCGGCGGTGGTACGTACTATATACTGGTCGGTGGACTCGATGGTGTTGGCGTTACCGCTCAGATCTGCGGCCAGCGCAGGGATGAGGGTTCCGGCCAGCAGTCTGGTCTCTATGCTGGCTGCGGCTGCGGCTGCGGCCAGAGCAGCCTGGATTGCAGGGTCGGCGGTGGCGACGATCTGCCATCCGGCATTGCAGCTGGGAACACCGGCGGTGACGGTTACTATAGGCTCGTTGTTCTTACCCTGTGTTGTACACATGAATGTAGACAAGCGGTTAACCACGATATTACCGGGGTAATACATGGTCTGAGCGTTCCAGGCGCCACGTCCTACCGGTACGTAGCCCAGATTCCTTGTGGTTGTAGTTTGTTCTGACATAATTATCTGGATTAATCAATTTGCTCTGTTACAACTATCTGACCGGTCTCCTGGTCCATCTCTACGTCAAGGATAGAACCGTGGGAGCCGTACACGCCCTGCAGCAGTCCCGTGGTGGGATCAAAATCAATACCGAGGGTGTGATTGGTTACAGATGCTGCGGCAGCATTGGCGGCCCCTGCGGCAGCATTGGCGGCCTCTGTAGCAGCTCCGGTTTCTACCACAGCCTGATGGGCGGCGGCTGCCTCCTCGTTGGCTGATGTGGCAGCGGCGCCGGCTTGCGTGGCCTTTTCGCGTGCCAGATCAGCAGCAGCACCGGCATCGGTGGCAGCCTCACGTGCGGCGGCAGCGGAACCCTCGGCCTGACCGGCAGCGGCCAGCGCGGTGTTCTTGGCGTTTATCGCATCATCGGCTGCAGAGCCGGCGGCAGCTGCTGCTTGCTCTGCAGCAGAGGCGGCGGCCAGAGCAGCCTCGCCCTTTGCCTGCACATCTGTGGCGGCAGCTCTCGCTTCAGCTGCGGCATTGACAGCGGCAGACAGAGCATCCTGATACTGCTGCAAGAACTCATCCTCGGTACCGACAAACCGGCCAGTGCGTACCATCATCTGATACAGCGACTCGCCACTGTCGGATATAATCATCCACATCGGATCGGTCTCGGACGGTTCATGCCCCTTGTTATCAACAAGAGAGACCCATCCACGGCCATTATGCATGATGACCGTATACTTCTCATACGCCTTGGCGGCGTTCCATGGGTTAGGGTCAAATGTGAGCCCTATCTTCCCAAGATCTATAATCGCATTTTCTTCCATAATCAGAATTTTATCTTGAGGTGACCATCAACAAGTTCAAACCTATCCGTCGACACCTGCTCCTGTGTGTCAAGAACCAGGTGCATGGTAGGGCGCACGCGCAGTCGCGGCCATATCACAGTGCCGTCAGCACCGCGCTCACCCTGGGGACCTTGAGGACCTTCGGGACCCTGGGAGCCTTGAGGACCTTCGGGACCTTCGGGACCTTCGGGACCTTGCTCACCCTGGGGTCCGATGAGAGATGCCAGCCACTCCTCCTCAGTGCCGGCATATCCGTGCTGAAGGGCTATCTCATATGCGCTGTATCCATTGGCCGGTATCAGTATGTCGCTGGTCAGCTCGACCAGATTGACCGGCGCACTGGCATCGTTGACGGTAACCGGCACCAGGCGGAAAGCATCGGCGCTGTCTACGGCATACATGTTGTTGAGGCCATCATTGACGATGAGCAGGAGCCGGTAGTTACCGCAGTACCGCTGGTCGGCGCCACGGAACGTACAGCGGATAATATTAGCACCTGTCAGACTGAAGCTCAGCTCATGACGTGTCATAGCCGCCACAGCCCACACCTTGAGTGTGACGGCACCAGCCAGATCCACAGCCTCGCCGCCGCGCTTGACCGTCCATTGCAGGGGGATGTCATTACCTATCCTTATCGTATCCATATCTATCTTTTTTACTCAAAACCACAAGTGTGTCGGACGCATTATTGACGAGGAGGCACGCGGTTAGCGTACCATGCCTCCTCATCCTGCAGCTCGCCGGTACCCTGCAGCTCCACCGCAAAGGTGGCCACTCCGTTGACGGGCGCGGCTATACGCACGCTCTTGACATATGCCATACCCCAGTATTTTTTCCACCAGTTGCCGTTGTATTGAGTGTCCCAGACCGGACGCTTGCCGGAGAACCCCACATATATCTTCTGACCCACCTTGAGCCAGTCTATCTCCCTGACAGTGGCATCATCTTCGTGGTTAGCACTGAAGCTCATCGGTATATTGGTGTATACGCGCGTGGCTCCCATCGTCCATGAGTAACGCCCTGGGCGGAACTCCTTGGCACGTGCACTGGAAGGGCTGGTACTCTCTACCATATCCATCTGCACGTCCACAGTGTTATCGGTGGCAAAGCCGGCCACCTCATAATCGTCCTCATCCGTCTCCTTGGTAAAGAGTACCAGATTCCTGCCGTATTCCCTTACTTGATCCATATTAGTTGATATATATAGTTTTAGTGCCCGCCTCCAGATCCCATATCATACTGTCCATGGTGTATCTGTTACCTTTATATGTGATAGGAGCCCACATCTGCACGTCGTCCCCTACCGTCATCTCAAACCCTTTATGCCGGGTGATGTAGCGTTGAGCCAGACGGGCGCCCAGCTTACCGGCCACTCCGCTCTCTGACTGCGGAAACAGCGCGTTATCCCTTCCGTATCCGCTATTACGCAGAGGCAGCTGGATATCCAGTGTGTCTCCTTTATAGACGCCATTGTTAAGGTCCTGCTGCAGAGCACTCTCGCTGGCGTCATAGCCCACGTTCTCAACGCTGAAGTCAAAGATCCAGCTATCCTCGTTGGTCAGGGTGCTATTGATGAACACCTCATAGCCGAAGTTCCAGGGATCGTTCGGCCAGCCGCCTGCCGGGGATGACACATCGTCTATCCAGCCGGACCATCCGGCACCCTGGTACATGGCCTCGAAAGTTGTGAGGATATCCTTGATGCCGTGCGAATCAGGGCGACCCAATATGAACGGAACATGGCCACCCAGCAGCCACTGACCTGTCGGTAGGCCATTGATTGTAGGATTGCTGGCTTCGGTGTAGTAATACTGTCCGCACCAGAGGTTGAGAAAATAGAAACCAAGCGGACCGGCCACACCCTCGCTGTTACCTAATACCGGCGGAAAGAAGTTGTCGCCGGTGCGGTTAACCTGACCGCGTGCTGCCGACATGTTAACCTTGAAAGAGCCGGTCTGCAGTATGCCGCGGTATTCCGGTTTGACCTGGAACAGAGTGCGGTCGCCCAGATACCCCTCTCCCTGCCAGGAGCGCTGATGCACCCAGATACACCTGCGCTTGGTGACACCGGAATACTCGCTGTCGCGGCGGAAGTAGGTTATCTCGATAGGTATGGCACCCACCCAGTCGTTGTTGCTGTCGGGGTTCAGCAGGCTGAAATTGCTGATAAAGTCAGACTCACCCAGCTCTGCGCCGGTCTGCCTGTTATAGGCGTGCCACTCTATGCCGGTGCCGGTCAGAAGGCGGCGGGTGGTGACGTACTTAGCGCCGGCGGCATCGGTCATATAATACTCGATGGTACTGCCTACCGGGGTACCCTTATCCAGCAGCGGGGCTATAATATAACCTGTGCCGCTGTTAGGTAAGGAATATCTTATCCTGCCATAGGGGCGCTCGATGGACAGCTTGGCCTTGCCGGCCCTGAAGTCCGAGTCCTGTATGGTCTTGGAACCACCGATACTGATGTACGATGTGGTGACATTATGTGTGGTGTGATTGATGGTATAACGCCTGCCGCTGGTCCATGAAGTGCCGGTGAGCTCATTGGTCGTATCTATGATGTACAGCTTCTTGCCCCACGGGGTGGCTGTGAGGCCGCGCATCTGGCATATATATGACAGCACCTGCATCTTATTAACCTCGCCGCGGTCGGTAAAGTTGTTAGGCAGGAACGCGTTAGTGCTGATCTGATAACCCGAAAGCTCATTATCGGGGGATATGTCTATAGTATCTATACCTGCCTCGTCACAGATATCCGTTATGAACTTGATAGCAGCCTGCCTGCAGTGGCCACCGGATGTCTCATACGGGCTGAACTTGAGGATGCTGATGGCATCGATAGCTGTCAGCGTCACCTCGTCATTACACAGGGTGTAAGGCTGGTCAAAAGTGAACGGTTCCAGATACCCCAGAAAGACGGTGATCCATCCTGACGAGCCGTTAGTGCTGCTCAGGATCTCTACCTTGGTGCCGGTCGGGATATCTGAATACAGATAGCTCATATCCTTATCGGCCAGAAGGGTTATCTGGCACTCCACGGACCGGAAGCCCGGGAACTTATGCTCACCGGCACGGAAACTGATTGACACGGGATTCCGACCGGCAAGGGTCAGAGTCTCATCGGAGGTGATGTTATCAGATGTGAGCTGTACCTTGTAGTACACACCGGTCTGACTCCTGAATATGGCTGATGCTACACTCATGACCTACGGGAACTATAGCGGTTGTAGTTATTGAGAACACCTATGAGGTTGTTACCCTCGATGACAAATTGCACCTGACTGACTTGATCTGATGATGACAGGCGGCTGGAAAGGATGTTCTGCTGCTCGCGTGTCAGTATCATCTCCTGGGAGTTGACACGTGCCAAGACATTATCACCGCTGAAGCTGACACCCGGTACCACACCACCGGTGGCGAACTTGGGGGCAGCGGCGATGGCAGCGGCGATAGAGAGCGCGGCAGCTATAGCCATGGCAGGACCGGCATACGGGATATCCGCCACTGCAGCAGCACCGCCGGCGACGGCACTTGCACTGTCAGAGGTAGCCTTCTGACGCGCACTCATGGACGCGGCCTCGAAGGCGGGTATAGCCTGCGCCACGGCGCGCATCACGTTCTCACCCCATGAAAGCCAGTTGTCGCTGTCGGCATTGACTATATCACCCAGGCTGCTCATGACAGTAGCCATAGAGCTGAGGTCTGACATAGCATCCTCACTTGCTCTGGATGTCTCATAGAGGGAGTTGTTGATACTGTCAATCTCGGTGGTCGGCAGCTGCGGCATCTCTATCTTATCCGGGATATGCGCCTCGATGACAGCCGGTATAGTTATGCCGGCAGCCTCTATCCCGCTCAGATCCGGCTGCTGAACTTCAACAGGCACCTCAACAGGCTCCGCTATATTACCGGCCCTGTTAAGCTGCTTCTGCATGTCGGCCAGCAGCTTGTCGGCGCTGTCCATCTGGTTGGTCATCTGGATGAGGTTCTGCAGCCACTCATCAGACTTGTTGACAAGGATGGTGTTGTATAGTACCGCATCCTTATACTTGTCTGATATGGCCGAGAGCGCCCTGTCGTGAGCCTCTATCTCCTCCGGAGTGGACGCCTCCACATACTTGAGCTCCGGAGCGCCTGTGCGGCGGTTCATTCGCCCTGTCTGGACGTAACCGGCTGTTCTTTGGATGGCCGGTATCTCTGATAGTTCCTTGAGATACTGCTGGTACTCGGCGGCCAGGCGTTTTTTCTCCTCCTCTCCGTTAGCGCTGATATCCAGGCGCAGTATCTTGCTCAGATCCGCACGCTCTATCTGCGATGACGTGAGATAGTTGCTCTCACTCATCACGGACTGTACGGCGTCAGTTATCTTCTGATGCAGAACAGTAACTATCTCCTGCTGGTCACCCAACACAGCCTCCGCGGTCTTTTTAGCGGCCGACTTGTCGACATAGCTGGCGTTCTGGTCGCGCATCACCGTGATGGCCTCGGCGAACTCAGCCTGATTGGCGGTGGTAAAATAAGCATAACTCATCTGAGCGTTACCCAGGGCGTCCAGCGCCACGGCGGCCTGCTTGGCGCGGTCGATGATATTCTGCAGACCGCCCAGGAACGGGCTGAAGTCACCGGTACTGAGAGCCGTAAAGAATGTATCGACGCTGGACTTGGCGGCACGTATGGCGATATCCCACTGATCAGCGGTGGTCTGCGATGACTTGATGAGCTTATCAAAGGTACCGATGGCGCCACCGGCCACACCCACGACACTCACCAGGGAGCCGAAGGACTTGACCAGAGCGCCACCTACAGACTTACCAAGGCTGTCCACGTCAGACTTGTAGTTCTTAGTGGAGCGCCTGGCCTTATCGAGCTTGGAGTTGTACTCCTTGTCATCCAGCAGTAGCTTATTGATTATGTTTGCCATATATATCCTCTAAAACTTTTTTATAATCGTCCGTGTGTTCGCGCATATATGCTATGCGGGCTGCCTCATCGTCGGCATCCACAGTTTGTGCCGTTTTCTCCCATGGGAACTGCGGCAGCATCTCTATCTGCAGGTCCTTGACCCACGGGCGCAGGCAGTAGAACGCTATGAGCCGGGCCTGCTCCCATCCGGAGTGCTGACGGCGGCGAAGCCCACGCATATAGACCTCCGCCTCATGCACGTCCATCTCAAAAAAGAAATGCTGCGGGTCAAGGCCACCCTCGCCGCAGCATATCTCATAGAGGTCAGTGACGCTCAGTCTTTTTTTTTATCGTCAGCGCCATCGGTATCCGAATCAGGCTGCTTGCGGCCTTCGTCCTGCAGCATCTTCAGAGCAGCCTCTGACAGGACCTTGAACAGTTCAGGGTCCTGCTCGCACGCGTCGATAAATTTGGCATAATCGCCTTTAAGGTAGTCAGGGTCAGCCACTATGATGCAACACCATACGAATATGTACGTGTCGGTAAGGGTGCGGACCTCAAACCTCTTGTCGCAGATGGCCTCAAAAGTAAACAGAACCTTAAGGCAGTATGCCAGCTGGATCTCGGTGCCCCTGTGGGTTACTGTTATCCTTCTCATGACAGCGGACCGGTTCCTGCCAGTTGGACATTCATGGTGGCGAAACCTTCATCCGATGCCTCGATGGCGATTTCGGATATCATAGCCTGACCACTGCGTTTAGGATAGCTGGCTGCAACATTACCGCCACTCCAGCCGGCTGCGGGGACAGCCTCGTCCTGGACTGCATCGGGTACGGCATCCATGACAACACCCAGAACAGCAGCACAGCTCAACTGCGCTGCTATCAGCTCCTCATATGTGAGCTCGTTGCTTACATCAGCATTGGCGCCGACAACAGAGTCGGCCGATACGTCCCAGTCAACAATATCGATATCACCGGCAGGACCCAGGGCGTCGTCCTTGGTTGCCGTCTCATCAATCTGCGGATTGATGTTGAGCGTGTGATTGGTGGCAAGCGCTAAGGCGGTGCCATCAAGAAACATCATTATGTTCTTTCCTTTTGTTTGCATGGTCTCAATCATTAATCGTTATACACCTTGCTATAGCCCTTGAAACTGACGCTCCAGGTACCGTTTTCCGACACGGGGTTAGCCTGCTGAAGGTTGCTGAACAGAACCTTGTCAACCTTGGCCACCACAGTGCTGCCTATCCTCAGTGCTGCCTTGACATCCAGCCCGGACAGCTTACCTGTCATGCAGATGGTCTCCAGATCCGCCAGAGACAGCTGATTGGTCGATGGGTTCCTTAGCTTGCCTGATAGGGTGCCGCTCATTTCGACCCATAAAGCCACACGGTACGGACCGTCAGGCACATCCTTGTCACGGTCCTCGTCAAACTTAGTCGTGAGCCTGACGCTCAGACTCTTGCTGCCTGCTATCGTCTTGTTGACGCTATCGCCGGTACCCAGCAGCAGGCGTACTTCCTTACCTTTAATTTTTGTCATATCGTTCAGTATAGATCAATCGTTACACTTATCTCCTGGATAACACCCACACCCTCCTGCCAGTATGCGTTGATATGGGTGACGCGGCAGCTGTCCCTGTCATTGAGTGCACCTATCACGGCATCAACCAGCTCATATGACGCGTCAGCTGTGGCGGCGGCACACATTATGACCGCACTGGCGGTCGTAGGGTCATTGGAGTCCTTGTCACGGTCCCAGTCTATCTCTACGTTGTCCCATACTATCCACGGCAGCTGCTGCGGCTCGCGGGTGATGAACGGGCAGATACGTCCTGATGTCAGTGAGGACACGGCATCATCACCCGACAGCTGACTGTAGAGCCACTTACCTACCGTACGTACGGTCAGCGGTATCTGTATGTCATTCTCCCTGCTCATGATGCTTTTTCTATCTGTTTTTTCATAGCCTGCTCCAAGTTGGCGGTGAACTGGCTGTTAACCTGCTGTATCACAGACTCCGTGCCTTGCTGGAAGAAATGGTATGCGCGTATCTTGCCACGGTCAGCGCGTGAGCCGTTCTTTGAGTTACCCCTTGAACGGCGGGCGGTCTTATAGTTGCCGACCTCCAGTATCCGGAGCACATACGATTTATAGAGAGGGTCGCCCTTGGCGTGATTCTTGAGATAATACAGATCCACCATGACACCCTTGCCGGAGCGGTAGGCCTTCATGTGAATGTCCTTGTAATACACGGAACCGGGAAACATGGACCGATACTCGGCCTTGGCTGCGTTGACCATAACACGTCCCGCCCTGTTGAAAGCGGAACGGGTGGCGGAGCGCAGCTGCTTGGGTTCGAGCCTATCAAACAAAGCCTCCACCTGACGGGTGTCTACCTGTATGACGGCCTCACTCATTGTGCATCTCGGTGTTAACTGTTATACATCTCTCCCTAACCTCATCGGTGGTGACACTGATGACGTCATACCACACTCCGTCTGAGAACACACGGTCACCAGTGGTTATGTCATGACCAAGACGGATCTTGAACACGGCGGCACGCGGGTACCAGACCTCTCCTGATGTGACGGCACGGCGGCTGTTCTGCACGTTACGCTCGGCACGGCACTGACCAATACAGTTCCACTGCTCCTGCAGATCACCGTACTGGTCGCGCCCACCGGCGTTGCGCCATATACTTACCATATGTCTCAGCCTGCCTGCGTCCATAGCTCAATACTGACGGAAGGGTCCTATCAAAGCCTCGTATGCGGGGTTGACGTGTGACTGCGTGTGTGTCTGACTCTCGCGGTCGTTATACAGTGTCGAGCAGAGCATCAGGATAGCCTGACGCAGAGCGGGCGGCAACTGGCCGTCAGAACCTATACAGTCACTCAGAGGTCGCCCAAGATGACGCTCGGTGGCGTCCTCTGCGGCGTCACCGATAGTCGTGAGGATGATGTCATCCACATCAGAGTCCTGTACGACCTGCCTCTTGATATCTTCCAAAACAACGTACTTCATAATATAGTGAGCCGGAGCAAACCCAATCGCTCCGGCCCTGGAAAATCTTTTATGACAAAGACAGAGCGGCGGTCTTGAACGAACCGGAACGGGTAACACCGTAGTTCCAGTAGCTGTTGAGCACCAGACGGACAGCACCCTTGGTAGCCTGTGTGAGGTTATCCACGGTGATGTCGAGGTTGCCCCAGTTGCCGATGATCATATCGGCGAAGTTGCCGAACAGAGCACCGTAACCGTTGGTGTTGGCGGTGGAGGTGGCGCTGGTGTTCAGCTCGTTGGCCACATTGCCGGTGGAGAGAACCTTATAGCCGTTGAGGAGGTTCTGACCATCGTTACCCAGAACGAGGCCACCTGCACCCGATGTGGTCTTGGCCACGGTCTTGGCCATACCATACAGTTTGCTGTGCAGGATATAGGCGAGGTTGCCCTTCAGGCCGCCAGCCTCGCTGACTGCGGTCTCCATATCTACGACCTTACCCCATGACATGACACCCTTGAGGGTGGGGGCGGTATAAAACATACCGGCAGGGCCGTCACCGGCTGCAGCCTTACCAAGGATGGTGGCCTGCAGTTTCTCTGCCACAGCCTGGGCGATGAGCTCGCGGATGTAGCCTTCCACGTTCTCGTTCTCCTGGATGAGGAGCTGACGACTGATGTCAACATACGCGGTGAGGCGCTTGGGTGACAGAGCCAGTGCGTTGGACAGGTTACCACCACCGTCGGCAGCTGCGTCATTCTCAGCGTCCCAAAGTACGGTCACTGCACTCAGGCCAGGGAACTTCAGATCACCGCGCAGACCGGTGAGGATACGTGCGCCGGCCTGTGCCAGCACCAGGTTCTGTGAGAGAGGCAGAACCATACCCATGCTCTCGTCGAGGATGGCACCGGCAGACTTACCTGCGGCAGCACCGATGACGCCGCGTGAGTCGCACAATGGGATGTGCAGCTGACCGGTCTCCTGGATGTTGGGATTAGCGGCACCACGTGCCAGCATCTTGCTCTCGGGCTCCTCCTGTGCGGTACCTTCCATGGTGGCACGGATAGCCTTGGTGAATGAGAATCCGCGCTCCTCGGGCTTACGCTCGGGCTTGACGGACTGATTACTGCGGCTCTCCAGCTCCAGGGTGATTTCAGCCATACGCAGCTGGTTACCGTTCAACTTCTCAGTCTCCTCGGGGGTAAGGCCGCGCTTCTCGCCATGGGCCTTATCGATGATGGACTGTGAATCAGCGCGCAGGTCCTTATGTTCCTGACGCAGCTCTACAGATGATTTCTCTTTTGGCATAATCTCTTGTTGTTAGATGTTATACTTGGATTTCAGGTTCTCATAATAGCTGTCGGGCATCTCACCTTCAGCCTTCCTTATGGCCTCCTCGGCCAGTTCCTTGCCGCGCATGTAGACCGATGTCTGCGAATAGGCAGCGGCATAGACCGGAGACACGTCATACAGACGACCGATCTTATGGATGGTGCGCTTCCAGGTGCCGTCGGATTTCTTCTCCCATGTGTCTTTCTCGACGGTGAAGGCAAAGGATGACTCCTTGACATCACCACGACGCACATTCTCCACCAGCTCGTCACCGGCTGCGAACTTGGGTGCCTCGAAGGAGTAGCGCAGGCCCTTGGCGTCAACCGTGAGGGTGAGGGTGCCCTTGCCGTTCTGGCTGCGGGCCAGAAGCCCACGCCTGATATCATGGTTAAGGAGTGCCATGACGTCGGAACTCTCGATCACGCCGTCAAAGGCACCACGCTCGATGACCTCCTCAAAGTCAAGGCGGTCAGAGCTACGGTCAAAGACAGCGGCGTATCCCTCGACGGTACGGCTATCCTCGGCAGCACGCAGCGTCACCGGCTCGGTGATGCAGCGTATCTCTTTTTTCTTATCATCTTCCATCTCTGAACTTTTTACATTAACCATTCCCCTGTCTGACACTTTTGTCTACCTTGCCGGCAGCGGCTTTCTTGAGGGGTTGTACGTTGACCTGCACGAAGGCGTCATCACCACCGTCTATACGCGGCAGGTTGGACTTCTGACGTATCTCGTTAGGCGTAGCAGCACCCACATTGAACATCTCACGCCAGTACTCGGCCTGCGCCTTCTTATCGGTACGCAGCAGGACGGTGGTGTCCAGCTCGATGACATACTTGCCGCGCTCTGATGGAGTGAGCAGCTTACGATTCAGCTCCTGCTCGAAGCGGGAGATCCACGCCATTGCGGTGTCGGTCAGGAACTGAAGCTGTGTAGCCTCGACGGTGGAATAGCTTGACTTGCTCAGGTCGAAGGCCTTGACCGGAGAGACGCTGAAGAATCGGCAAATATCAATCACCTGGAACTGGCGCGACTCCAGCATCTGGCTGTCCTTGGGGCTGATGCTGATAGCCTGATACTTCATGCTCGCCGGTATGACCTGCAGGCCACCCTGCTTGCGTGTATGCTCCTCCCAGCGCTTGTAGATATCCTTAACCTGCTCCTCTGTAGGACGGGCGCCCTCACATGTCAGCACGCCCGTCACCTTCTGGCCGGCACTGAAGTAGTTGGCGGTGGCCTCCTCGTTGGCAGTGCTGATATCCAGCGTCTGGCGGGCATGAGTGAGGGTGGACACACCCACTACACCGTCATAGCTGAAGTTCTTGATGTGTAGCATGTCGCAGGGCTCGACCAGCTCCTTCAGACCCACAACCAGATAGCGGAGGTGCTGCACACCGTCACTATCCTTGATGTAGCACACCTGCACCTGATGAGCGTCCAGGAACCGGACCTGTACAGGCTTGATACCGTCAGCATCACGCTCTATGTACGCATAACCGTTGCCCTGGAGTAATGCTGAAGCTGTGAGCACCTTCATGAGAGTGAAGCGGTCGGTGTTCTCAGCGGGTTCATAATCCAGCAGGTACCACAGCGGATGAGACTTCGCCTCCTTCTTGTATCCATCACCATCCACACTGTATATCTTGACAGGCAGCATGGCTATGGTGTCACTGATGAGATCCACGCACCGGTATACGGTCGACAGCAGCATACTGTTACTGCGGCTGGCCAGCTGTATACCGTTCCACCCGCCGTATGCGGTCACATCGGACAGCTCTGCCTTGCCGGCGCGTCGTATCTCCAAACCAAATAATTTCATATCGTCGTTTCTTTTATCCCAAACCGCACATGTGTCGGACGTGTCACAACAGCCCCTGGAATCGCGGTGACGCCAGATAGACACCCAGTGACTCCAGAATAGCTATCACACCGTCTATCTTACGCTCGGCGAACTGCTTACTCGGCTTAATATTGCCGTTACGGTCACGGGCCAGCACCACGTTACGTATGCAGTAGCGGGTGATGCCGTTGTTGTCCAGGCGCGCACGGCCGGAAAGCATCAGACGCTCAAATTCCTTGGTCGGCCGGTTGAAGGCACCCAGCGTCTGGCTGAAGGGTTCCATCGGGAGACCGGCATCGGTGGCATTGATAACAAACTGTGTCGCGTTCCATGCATCATAGGCTACAGCCATGAGGTACATGTCGCGGGTCAGGTCGCGCAGATCGTTGAGGATGAAGTCATAGTCCACCACGTTACCCGGAGTAACCACCAGCCATCCCTCTCGACGCCACTCGCCATACAGCTGGCGGAACCGCGCCTCTACCAGGGACTCCTCCGGCAGATAGAACCGCAGCCACCATCGGTACAGGTCACCGTCCTGCACCATCAGAGCCAGGCAGGTCAGGTCACTGGTGCTGGAGAGGTCCACACCGGCCCACACATCACAACCCTTGAAGTCGGACAGCGGACGCTGCTCGACCGACTCCACCACATAATGGTCCGGTATCCAGACGGTCTGAGCGTCGACCCACTGGTTGAGGTTCTTGGTGCGTATACCTACCTCCTCGGCTCCGTTGTTGACGGCCGATGTTATCTGGTCGGCCAAAAAGACCGACGAGACCGTGACTCCGATGTTGGGGTTACTCTTAGCCCACACCTTGGGATCTCTCCAGTCGTCACCGTCATCCAGAGAAAAGATGAACGCAGCCTGACGCTCGTCCGTCTTGGCTCCGCTCAGGATCTCAGTACAGGTGGTGCGGTGGATGTAACAGGGTGAGAGCTTGTCAAAGCCTGCCGTGGTGGTGATAACCTGCATGGGTGACTCACGCATACCCTGACCGGACTGCAGCACATCCTTCATGCGCGTGTCGCGGGCCGCGTGGAACTCGTCGAGCAAGAACATGCTGGGGTTGGGACCATCCAGTTTGGTGGAGTCAGCGGCTACGACGCGCAGCTGACCCACGGCCGGACGGAACACAATCTGACGCCGCAGCACATCCATCATCTCCCCACGCGGGTCCAGATCCAGCGCAAAGTTCTCGACAAACTTATAGGCAAGCATGGCCTGATCACGGCTGTTGGCAGCCAGATAGACCTCGGGGCCAGCCTCTCCCAGTGCTACCAGGTGTAGCAGACAGAGACCGGCAGCGAAGGCGGTCTTGCCGTTCTTGCGGGCCACCTCCAGATAGACCTTGTTGATGAGGCGCAGACCGGTATCCCTGTAATAGAGACCGTAGACGGCTGCTATGATGAACTGCTGCCACGGCTCCAGGACAAACGGCTTACCGGCGGCAGAGCCCTCGAAGTGCCGGAACAGACCGAACAGCTTGACCACACGGCGGACGGCTGCCGGACGGAACACATACCGCTCATCGGCACGCTGCCGGTTAAATCGCTCGACGGCACGGCGCATCCACAGTCCTGATGGTATGGTACCGTCAAGAACATCTTGACAGTATTTATCCCATATCTCCATCGGTGCGGTCATTAAGGAACTCTAACAACCGGTTATCCTTGGATACCGGCGGTGTGAGCGCCTTGATACGCTCACGGCTGCGTATGGTAAGACCCAGCTCGCGCATGCAGGTCAACACCTGAGTCCAGTAGGATTTAGTAAGCGCAATAGCCGGGTGCGGAGTCTTGTTGCCACGGCGATCCTCCACAACAGGACCTTCACGTATCAGCTGCTCGCTGGCCTTACAGTACATGTCATAGCTAACCATCAGCATATGCAGCGCTCCCATGTCACAGGGTTCGGCGGCCGTCTCCAGACGCGACAGTACGGCACGCATGAACTTCTTGCATGAGTCGCAACAGTTGGGGTCTATCTTGATCAGCTTCTTACTCATCGTTCAAAGTATTTGGGGTCGATGTTGGTCAAGACAAACATGATGGCCGCCAGCGAAGGCTTGACATGCATACGGCGGGTTTCGGTACCGACCAGATACTTGTCGGTGATTGACACGCCGGTAGCTATGTCGACGTGATGCTTAATCTTGTAGACATCCTTGGTGACAGAGACGCTGTAGCCCTTGATGAGTTTCTGTAGGGATTCCAGTGCCGGACCTTCCAGGGTGTGTAGGAATTTCTGCCAGCTCTCACGCTCCCAAGCCTGACAGCCAGCCTCAGCCTCGGCAAACGCGCGGTCAAACTCCGGATCTTCAGCGCGCCAGTTGCGTAGCGTCTGTTGTGTGATGCCGAAGGTGCGACACAGCTTCTCACGTGTCTGTGATACCTCGCCCACACTCCTGATAATATCATCCTTGACCGGTTTGCAGCGTTTCATGCGGCTTTTTTGGCGTACCGCAAAAAGGTCCGACACACGTTAGTAACGCCTGCGCGTCAGAGGGCGGGCAGGCGTCAAAAGGACAGGAGCAGAGGCAAAGTCACGTTTTTCAATTTCCAAAATCAAATTCTCAAATTCTCCGTGCATGCAAAGTTGACTGCGGTGTGGGGTTAATCCGACTTTTGCATAAAATTTTGACCCCCACCCTCCCGGTGGATATCCTGATGGCAGGCGCGACAGAGACTCATCAGATTATCGTAGTCAAATGCCAGCGCAATACGCTCGGAGCCGGCCGGCACGCTCATGAAACTCACGCGGTGGTGTATCTCATCTGCAGGAGTGACGATGCCACGCTCCAGGCATCTCTCACATATCGGCTGGTCGGCAAACTTGCAGTCGCGCAGTGTACGCCAGCGCTGGGTGTCGTATATCTCATGACGCTCACGTCTGCGCTCAGTGTCAGGCGTGGCGGTGTTAATCCTCCGGGGCAGTTTCTTTATGGTCGGCATGATAGTCGTATATATGCTGGTTCTCTTGGCGGGAGTCCATGATATTCTGAAACATGATCATGTTGAAACGGTAGAGGAAGTGTTCATGCAGCTTGACATCATCCATCTGGACAGCGCGCCTGTCGGCGGCAACAGTCATGATGCAGTCGTGCATCAGATCCTCCCAGTCTTTCGGTCCGGCATTACGTGATGATGCCAGGGTGCGACACTCATCCTTGAGACGGGCATACATCATAGACAGTCTCTTGAGTACGTCATCACTGACTGCGCTTGCCTTAACCTTGACCTCTCTTGTCATTGCGTCTCAGACCGATGTAATAACCATTCTCGTCATAGCAGGACTCTACCTCCCGGATGATGAACGCACGGATGAGCATGGACATGCAGATGCCTGTCTTATTGCTCACCTCTCTCAGCTGCATCAGCGTCCGACTGCTTAACCTCACGCTTATCCTGTTATCTCTCCTGCTCATGATGTTCAGATTTAGACTCTGCCCTCACAGCCAGTACCTGGCTGCCTTTCGGGCAGTATAAGACAAGTTTCCTTTATACATACGCGCGCGTGCGATGTGCGCCTTTTTTTGTTAAAGCGCGTTAAATTTCGGGGCAAATCGCCGCCACAGACTATTGTAGCGGTGTCTGATACGCGCACCATATGGTGCTTTTTTTTGTCGTCAGCTGCGTGCATAGGCGTATGTCTCACTCATTATATGTGTATAATCCTTCTCATGACGTCCCGGAGCCATAACAAACAGATGCTGCCAGTGAGCCTCCCAGGCGTCACAGAACATACGTATGGTCTCCCATGTCTTTTTACTGATGCGGCGGTCCAGATATTCCTTACGCTGACGGTCACGGTACTCGCCAAGACCCTGCGTCATAATACCACGGGCACGCTCCAGCTGGCTGGCCTTGGTGCCCTTGGAGCCCACCACATCACGGACAAACTGTACGCTGCTCCAGTCGGACCAGAACCGCGAGAGCAGGCGGCTGATATTAGCCGGAGCCAGCAGGTTGTCCAGAGGCATGGACTGTCGCTTGTAGATAGTCTCTATGCGTAGTATATTACCCTCGGTCTGGTGACCCTTCTGCTCCATCTCATATGTCTTGTCGTAGATTTTAAAGACCTTCTTATAGGTGCGCGCACGCAGGGTGGTGCGTTGCCGGTCCTTCTGATAGTTGGCATCGACAAAGAACTCCTTATGCGTACCCTCGCCGATGGACTGTATCATTGCGATGTAGGTCAGCGGATCATCCGGCACGCTCATCGACAGCCCCAACTCAAATCGGTCGCAGCGCACCTGATATGACGGCAGCTGCAGCATGGTCAGCAGCGCGCTGATGGTGGCCAGAGCATCGGTCATGCTGAAGGGCCGGCTGTTGTCAAGACCCTCTCCGGCCCACTTGCTCCATAGCTTATGACATGAGAAGCGCATGGTCAGCTTGCCGTCAGCGACGATAGCGTGCACAGCGTCGAACTTGCCGAAGGCAGATGACTGCCAGTAGACAGATTCGCCGCGTGTGCACTCCTGCAGGTAGAGCTTATCAATGATATGCTCCGCCTGCTCATGGGTGACCTTACTCTTGAATGTCATCTCGTCGAACATACGTTTGTAACTTGTGCCAGAGGCAGGGATCGAACCTGCACCGTAACCGGTAGCCCTTATGCCTCTCTGTCCAGGAGCGTATTAAACTTCTCCATGATATCTATCTCAATACCCCAGCGGCCGCGCCGTGTCATACCGCACAGCGCCTTACGGCCATACAGCAGCGTGGCATGATCCAGTCCTATCTCGCGGGCGGCGATGGCGGATGAATAACCACGATCAACCAGTACCGCGCCTATCATCCAGCGACAGGCAGGGAGCGGCCGTTGCCGTCCCTTGCCCATAATATCCTGTTCATCAAAGCCGCTGGCCTCGGACATCAGCTCTACCAGGTGTGCTGTCACCGCGTTCATGCTTTCGCTATTTTTGTTTCATTTATATATAACCGGAAACCTGACACCGGAAGATTCTGACCTTTCGGCAACACTTCCGGCACACGGCTCAGCCTGACACGGAAGCAACGCGTCTGGCCGGCTTGCTCCGCTATGTGTCGAACAAACAGACCGGCACTCATGCGCCACTTATTACGTTTGTTGTTGGTCCTGAGAGGCAGACCGGCGGGATGCACACATACAAACAGCGAGGCTCCGTCCTCAGACTCCAGGAACACCACCTTGGAGTCATCTTTCAGGCCCATGACCTGTACGGCGCAGCTGCTGAACTGTATCGTGCCATCGGTTGGTCTGAACGACAGGAACGACAGGTTGGTGTTGCCGTTTTTGCCGCTCAGGGCGGTGGTCACATCCCAGACTTTAAACTTAACCGGTGCCATAATCACTCGTTATTATCATCCGACTTATCCTCTCCATCCGGTTCAGGTTCCAGGGGACGGTTGTATTGGTCATATCCCATCTCGGCCAGCTCGGCGATGAGCTTGTCTCTCTTGGGCCGATACTTGTCGTAGATCTTCTCGGTGGCCTCGGCCGTGGCGCTCTCTGCGACACCGGTCATCACCAGCTCCAACAGGCGGGGCTTGAGATATGACTGGCCGTTGTTGATACGGTCCGTCAGCGCGGCGTGCAGCACATCCGACAGCCGGTGACCCTCATCCATATAGCGGTCTATTGTATCCAGCGAAGTGTCAGAGAGCCCCATACCTTTGTATGCACCATATGACATATCATTGATGACTGTATATGCCACAAAGGCCTCCAGGAACGGCGGCAGGTGCAGAGCTTGAGCATCGTCGGTGGCGAAGTAAGACTCCAGCGCCGCCTGGCTCATCGGCAGCAATATGTCATATATCTCCTGCTGGCGCTTTTCCAGGAGCTTGGTCAGCGAGTTATACACATCATCGTGCGTGCGCTCCTTGGGTTCCTGGCTCTTGACAGGCGGAACCTTGAAGAACAACATATATGGTCGGCCCTGAATGAGGTCGGATAGTGATATGGCGCGGAAAGCTCCGACGGGACACTTATCCGTCTTATTCCAGATCCGGCTATAGTTACTGCCGATAACCTGTGCTGACTTGACCAGTGACCTGATAGCACTAATTTTTGCCTTGAACTCATCCCTGTAGTACTGCGAGTCATCATAGATAACTATATCACCCTCATCCGGTTGACGCCCTGCCGGCAGCAGGTTGGGTAGCCAGAACTGTACCACATGCGCGGCGTAAGCCATACGCTTATCGTCAAGACATTCCTTGTCAAGACACTGACCAGCGTCGGCCAGCTCGGAGAACAGACTGAGCTGTGAGGATGAGTTCTTGCCGCACAGCTGGCAGTGAGGTTTCTCGTGGTTCCACTTCTCATCCGGACCATCCTCAAGGAACGGCTCGTCATCCAGATCGTTGGACTCATTCTCCAGATATTGCCTGACATCGGATAGGGTGGCGGGTATGATTGCCTTATCCTTCTCCGGCTCCTCGATGTAATTATCATAGAACTCATCCTGCGCGGAGGGTGACATCTTACCCAGTTCGATGGCGGCTGACAGCAGCAGACGGCCGTCGGTGAGGCAGGCCTTGAGGTCATCAGTCAAATCATTCAGATACAAGCGGCCGCGGATATACTTCTCGCTCTTACCGAACCGGGCGGCCAGCTCTGCCACAAAACCGTTATGCTCTATGAGTGCGGCATATGCCTCGGCCTCCTCCAGGGGACTGATATCCTCACGCTGCAGGTTCTCGGTTATCATCAGGTCCAGGGCTGCCTTGTCGTCAAGATGGCGGATCTGAGCGGGGATGGTCTCAAGACCCAGCATCTGGGAGGCGCGCCAGCGACGGTATCCACAGATAATCTCCGTGCCGCCCTCGATAATCTCTCCGTTATCCTCGTCCAGAACATCCTCAAGTTCACGGACGATGATAGGCTGCAGTATGCCGTAGCGGGCGATGGACTCACACAGATCCTTGAGTGATTCGTCACTCACGGTCTTGCGCGGGTTGAGAGATGATGGCCGCAGACTGGCCACCGGTAACATCAGCAGCTGGCTCTGCTCAGCGGCTGGTTCTTGACGCTCTACGCTGGGTGCGGGGACGTCTTTCTGTTTCTTTGTTCTTGCCATAAAAGATATTATTAAAAGTGGGTTGATTGGTTACTTTAATACATCTGTTACTCAGGTACTCGTCACCGGTGGGGTACAACTGACCGTTAACCTCCTTCAGCTCCTTGTAACGGAACTCCAGCCACCCGGATGCTTCAAACTCCTTGAGGTGCTCCATCTGCTCGTCGGTAACGTCAAGGTATTGCTCACCGTTGACACTGACGTTCATCGGGAGACCGGCATACCATATCAGGTTATGAGTCTTATACCCGTCAACTTTCCAGTATATTGTCACTCTCATATCAGTACCATATATCCATTGACAAACCATAGCCCTCGTCGGCTTTAACAGTGAAGTGTTCACATAATCCGTTGCGGCTCACCGTGACGAATATCGCCTTGCTGCCTGGCTTGACAGCCTTGGGACAGAAGTATATCTCCTCACCCCAGAGTCCTCTACCCCGCTCCGCATGGAGGCAGTTATAACAGGCGCGGACGGGCAGCTCCGATGCCAGCGGCTTACGCACCTCGGCCAGCCGGTTGCCGGCAGCGTCATATACGCTGGTGTGACGGACCGTCAGCTCCTGCTCAGCAGCGTCAATATAAGCCGCCAGCTCTTTGTATGTCAGTTTTTTCAGTTCCATAGTTTCCTGTAATCAGAGCAGTAAAAACCCTTGCGGGGCATAAAGCTGTCAAAGTCAGTCACCTGAAACAGCTGTTTTTTGTTGACCCAGCCCGCCATATCCTTCTGCCACTGCGGAATTTTGTGATAAGGGTTATCCAGGGGTCTGTATGGCTGTGCAAATGGGTATATATTGGGTAAATGACTGTCCCTGCATTGCTGATTTCGCTCCCACCAGTAGTGCAGTCGATAGTAGCACTCCTTGATGTTATTATTAAGCATGCAGTATAGGAAGTATTCCCCTCTGTACCCATAACTGTTTATTAGAGACATAGCCTGCTCACATTCGTCAATCTGTGCGGGCGTATCACATCCGAACCGGATGCGCTTGATCCATCTTACTTCGGCCAGCAGCCGGGCAAACCTGCTGTCTACAAGCCGGGCATCGAGAGCCTGATTGAAGTCGATCCTGTATCCACGCTCAATAATCTTGGCCAGTTGCTCAACAGCGTACTCGCCAGCCGAGAGGAAGTTGTTATCCATGAGCACAAGATTAACTCTCTCTCTCCAGGCGATATCATCAACATCCATATATGGTCTGGTTGCTCCTTCCTTGCGTGGAACGACACACCACTTACAACTGTTGATACATCCGCGGGTCAGGAACCCATACGCATAATCTGCAGGGATATGAGGGTAAATGGAGTAATCCGGCTGAAGGCGGTCTATTTCTGTAGGCAGGTGCGATGATATATCATATCCTGTGCCTCCACGAATTATCTCTGCTGCGTTGTAGACAGTCTTGTCATCCTGCGAGTAATTAAAGATCTTGCTGATGTATACGCGATCATAGCGCTCTATCGGCATAGCCCACTCCACAGAGTCTCCATGGAGACGGTGATAGCGTGCTATTTTACACAACGCCAGGTTGGGGTAGATTGTGGCTCCCCATTTCTTCTTTCCGGCATGGCCGTCTATGTCAACAAGGCCTATCTTCATTTATTTTGTTATTTGTAGCGGGAGCAGGACTCGAACCTGCGACCTCTGCAATGTAGCTGCAGTGCGCTTGCCATCTGCGCCATCCCACCTGTTTGCTCCGGATATGCTCACGCACCTGCCGGAGCTTTGATATTTATAAAAAGGACATATTATCCTTATCAAACAGTAGTAACATCCGGCCTCCGCTGAGGCTCGGTTATATCATTTTTGACGCTGGCAATATGGCTTGTCAGTAAATAGTTCACATACATTGCCGCATCCTTTCAAAACCTCATCCTTTGGTTCCTGGCAGTCACGATTAAAACAAACCCAACAGCAACATCTTTGCAGCAGTTCAACGGTTCTCGCTATGGTAGCGCGGCTGCCTCTCAGAGTAACACGGTAATGGTTTCCGTATCGGCAAGTGACATCTTTAATCATAGTTGTGCCTGGAATCTATAAAGCTCGGTCAACGGAAAGCGCCAGCGGCCGTTTTCCTTAAAGGCGAAGGGATAATAATTCTGAGCCAGCCGCTTATCCATGGTGGTGCCGCTGATGCCAAGTATCTCACACGCCTCGGTGGTGCCTACATACCTGGGATAGCGGTCATTCTGGAGCAGGCGGACCGTTACCGTCAGAGTCTCCAGCTCACCCAGGATCTGGTCTAATTTTTGGGTGAGAGCTGCTGCCGTCTTTTCGTCGATAGTCATAGTCTGCGGCCGTGACGGATGATCTCAATACATGATACCAGGAGATAACAGAGGATAGGCAGCACCGTTACAAAGAACAGCACATTGAATGCCTGCTGGTCCAGATGAATCCTGTAGGCTTTGTCAAACAGACTGACATAACCGCATAAGGATATCACCGCAATAATCATCAGCACGCCGATGGCGGCCATGACTCTCTTACCAAAATGTGTCAGTTTCATATGATTATCTGTAAAGTTGGTCCATGTATTTTACGGAGTGGTCATCTTGACGCCATTCTCCGGTGGTGCGGTCCAGGAACAGGCTGCAGTTCAGCCGGTCGCTCTTTTCCCAGTTATTTACGTGCACCCAGCGCTCATATCGGTCGCGGTATTCCTTGGGTGTAGCCGGGCCATGATCGCCCACCTCCTTGAGGTCCCATCCGCTTTTACGGAGTAGTTCTGCTGTGATGGCCTCACGCTTCAGTGCGCCAAAATCCTCCAGAGTGAAAGCCACTTTATCCATTTTCTGGAACAGTGTCTCCTCGCCCTCAAAACAGAGGGGGCTGACCTCCAGCATAACCGTGCGGAACTTCTCACCATCGCACTCCATACCCTCGCCATCCTCACGGATCTTGGTGATAACAATATCTACCGATGGGAAATCATAAGACGGGTTCATATCCAGGGATACCCTTGCCCGGCCGCTGATAGCTGCCTTGAGTTGGAAATCCTGCAGCCTTAACAGAACATTCTCGATAAACCGCTCATTGGTCAT